AGTTCTTTGAGATACACACCGTCGGCATACAAGCTTCGCTTGTACTGATAACGCTTCTCTCTGTCGATCATCTCATTGCTATCTATAATTACTGTCATCTTTTTACTGTTGATAACATGTTCGTCCGCGAACTCATCTAAGTTCATAAACGTAACGTTATTATCTATAGCCACCTGATCCTTAAACGCCGACATAAGCCATCACTCCTTTTTTCTACGGCTCGTCTTCGGCACCTTCCCTACAAGATTGTCATGACTAGGACTGTTGGACACGACGTTCGCCTCAGGAAGTCCGGGCTCTGCTACGGTGAGCTTCCCCTTCGGAGGTTCCTGAACAGGCTCCGTTTCGTTTATCCACCTAGCCGTTCCAGCCTCCAGCCACGCGTTCACCATCGTCGCGTCGTTGGCGGGGAGTGCGTCTCCAACCTTGTACTGATGGGCCAAATAGAGAATAGGGTAAGTAGCGACGAGGGTTGTTCCCTCGCCGCCATTGTTGTTGTTTGCCATAAGGCGCCTCCTTATCCGATCTTGACAAGGACTTTTGTTGCAGCAGCCGCTGCATCGTTTGCAACGTAGCCAGCCTTAGGATAGTAAACGGGAGTGCCGCCACCATCGTTGCTTGCTTCGGTGATACCGGTTCCATCCCAGTACACGTCCTCGCCCTGAGTGAGAGCGTTAGATGAACTCTTGGGGAGTTCAAATACACCGGTTACATGAACACTGCCGACCTCTCCGTTAGGGATGTCTGCACCGATGACACCGATACGTCCTGCTGCGCCGGCTGTAAGAACGACAATCGTATCAGCATCGATCTTTGATCCTGAGCTGTTTGCGAAGTCAAGGGCTTCGCCTCTCTGCCAGTATGTAGCTTTAGCCATGATCTTTTACCTCCTTCATTACGATAACGGATCTGCGACTGTGATTCCGGGGTTCTTGATAGCGCCACGGAAGTCGAGTACGTTTACGCCCCAATCGAGGTAGATATCCCATACGAAACCGAGTGAACCCATAGGCTCGCCTCTGCGGATCGTAGGAACTTCCTGACCGTTGAGATAGTCAACCTGAATGAAGCTTGTATCCTCTGTAGCTCCGACAAGGAACCAAGGCATTGTGTTGCCCCAGCCACCGCAAAGGACGTTGAGGGTACCGTCTTCAACGATTTCAAGCGAGTTGCGATAAGGGAACAGAGGGTTGTTTGCCTGAGTGTTGCCCGCTGTGTTGATGGTAGGGCTGTTGAGAATGGTTGCGAAATCAAACGCATATCCCACGGGCACTACTACAGTAGCGGGACGAATGATGATTGCCTCTCCGAACTGATCTGTCTGAGTCTGAAGAGCCATGAACATAGCCATAAGAGCTGCTGCTGTTACACCGGTTCCGGTTGTGAGCACGTTCCTGTGTGCGCTGTTGAAGAGAGCAACGCCATCGTAGATAGCGGGGTTATTTACAAGGATGCTGTAAACCTGCTTGTTGATGGTCTTACGTGCACTTGCAGCGTATCTTGCGGGGATGCTGGTTACGAGACCGATATCATCATTGATGAACGCCTGACGGCTCAGAGTGAACTGACGACCGTAGGTCTTAAGCTGTCTCGAAGGAAGCTTCGCATCAGTAGGTCTGTCATGCTTGAGCTCTGCTCCTTCAGGAACTTCAAGGAACTCACCCACAGGACCAGCAAGGTATGCACCGTTGGCAACCTTGAAATCTTTAAGGCTTCCCTTTGTGGTGAAGCGATCGAATGTAACAGCGACCTTCTTGTGACCTTCAACGTACGCCTTGTTGATAGTCTGATCAAGGATCGAAGGGAACGCAGCGGTCGGATTGTAGTACTGACGAGACATCGCCAAGTTAAACAGATCATCGGGATCCCTTTTCATGAGGCTGTAATCGCCTGATGCCTCGATAAAGATGTCACGAAGCGAAAGACCACGAAGGTCCTTAGCGCCCTCTGCGGGATGCTCAACATCGATGCCGGCTCTCATGAGGAGCGCATCAGAAGCTGCGTCTCTGAACTTGTCAGCAGCGTCCTTGGTCACGTCAAGCGAACCGCCCTGAGAGAGAGGAGCCTGCTCCTTCATCATCTTCTCCATGATTGCCTTTCTTGCTCCGTCAACCGAGATGTTGCTGTCAACGTACTCTCTAGCTTCGATACCGAAGTGATTGCACATTGCCTCGATCTCGCGAATACGAGAACGCTCTGCCTGAGCAGCAGCCTCGCGAACGGCCTCAACGTTCTCGCTGGGAGAAGAAACTACAGTCTGTTCAGGTTCAGCCGACTTCTTTGCAAGATCAGCGATCTTTGCGGTGATCTCGTCGAACTCAGCCTTTTCCTCGACAGTAAGCTCTCTGCCTGCGGCTTTTGCCTTGTCCAGAAGCTCCTGCTGTCTCTGAATCAACTTTTCTTTCATTTGCTTTTTACCTCCTTGAGTAAATTGGTGTTTATTTGGAGCTGCTTTTCGTCATAGTAAAAGCCGCTTACTCCCTGATTCTGTTCCTCGTGGGAACGTCCGACTCCAACAGTCGGATCTGCCGGTACGCTCACGATCGAGATCTCGAACGGAGACCACCGAGTTGCAACGCTACAAGGTCCGGTGAAGCGTCCATCTGCTGACTTCTTGTTTGCAGCGACGTCTTCCCAAACGTCTACCATGTAGCCTACAGAAACGCCCTTGAGCGTTCCGCTCTGAACCTTCTTGTAGATAACATCTGACTCAGCATCATCGTCGAACTCTACCTGAGCCACACCACGCCCTTCAGCGGAAACTGAAGCGGAAAGTATTTTCCCGATAACCTTGTCGCGGTTGTGGTTGTAAAGCACACATCCGATAGTGTTCAGTCTTGTGAGATCAACCGAGCCTTCTGCGTGAGAGAGGATCTCGGTTCCCCACCAGCGCTCGTACGGTTCCTCTGAAGAGAATGACAACTCGAACTGTCTCTCAGAGCCCTCAAGAGCACGGATGGAGCTTACGGACAAGCAACGTTCCAATGTGCCGTTGCGCTCCGCGTCTTTACTCCTCGTTTGAATTTCGCCCATCTGTTTCTTCCTCCTGCTGATAACTGTCGCCAAAAAGAATAGGCCCCATATCGAGACCTTTTTGCTTGCCGTATTCTATGACTTCGGCCATATCGTTTATCTGATCGCGCCAGTCATGACCATTCTCGGCCGCTATCTGTTTGAATGTCTTTTGTCCGGTCTGAAGAGCGGTCTTGGTCGCGCTCGATTCCTTCTGCGGATCAATCCACGGCTTAGGTTCCTGAGTCCACTCATGCGCGAGATAGCTGTCCTTGTTTTCCCAAAAGTCAGGAATTTCCACAGCTCCGCTGAGAACTGCTGATATAACGAATGTCTCGTATATCTCGTCAAGGACTTCGAGGAGGAGCTCCTTCTCTTCCTTGTACGTCAACTCGTCTTCGATCATGCCCTGTCGAGCGCTCGAATACGTCGACTCGCTCATATCACGGCTCGTAGCTTCGTAACTGAGGCCCTGTCCTGCTCCGATGAGTCTCTGCTGAACCTTCGTGAAGTTAGTTGCGTCAGAGCCCTGACCGGAAGGATTAACAACTTGGATCTCGTCTCCGGCGTTGAGCTCCTTGATCATGCCAGGAGAGATTGTCTTGCCGTCATAGCTCTGACGATCTGTCTGAGCTGCACCGCCACGACCGATTCCGGTCGTCGGGATCATCTTTTTGATAAATACAGACAAACAAGCAAGTATGCGTTCCTTGACGGAAACCGCCATCATGAACTCGTTGATGTCTCTTATTCTCGGAATGGTCGGAGCCATGTCGCTCATTTCTCTGAGCTGCGAAGGTCTTCTCTTCGTGTAGTAGAAGATAACGTCTTTCGCCTTAACGAACACAGGCTCCTTTATGGTGTAACCACTCAGATCGTATTGCTTGATGTAATACCCGACGGGTTTATTCCACGCGTTGAACTCGATACCGCTCGCAACCTTGTTTAGCTGAGAACTGGGAACCATAACCGTCGTGTCGATCTCGTCGACCTCGATCACCTGAAGCTTGAACGGAACGAACCCTTCTTTTGTGTATCTCTTCACGAACAGGATTCCACCGTCTACCTTCTTACGTTCAACAGCCATCCTGATAATCTGATTCAGGCTCTGTGTTCCGGTAACGTCACAGTTCTGCTTCTTGCACCAGCGCTTCCACGCGTGCTCAAGCGTCTTGTTAAGCTCATCGCTTTCGGTCTTTACCTGAATAGTGAACCCGCCTCCGACAACGTTTCGCTTGAACGTCTTCACGATCGAGTTCATTACGTCGCTGTTTCGTTCAAGATCACGCGCACGTGCGAGCACCTCGTCTCTGTAATTCCGATCAGTCAGCTCCGCGCTCTGATTG